CAAGGTTGCAGCATATTCTTGTTGTTTTTTACGTGCTGTGATAGCAGCAGAAAGCACTTCAGCAGTATCAGAAAGCTGCGCTTCAAGCCATTCAACAGCTTTTTCTTCGGTTACTTCTGCAAGAGGAGTGTCACCGTAGGGTTCAGCAAGTTTAAATTGATTAGAAAGGGAGCCATCTTCATTGGTAAAAACCCAATTAACAGTAACAACCTTTTCGTTGCTGTCTACGATCATTTGTGAAATTGAAAAAGTCACTGGATTGATGCAATGGGGTGAATGGATTATGCGCTTTCTAGCGCTGCGACTTTAGCTGAGAGTTCAGCAACTGCTCCAAGCAATTTCATAATGAGCGCATCATGACTAATGCCCTTGTAACTGTCGTCCAGCTCTTCGTATGTTGCTGGTGTGACGTTACCTTCTTCGTCAGTAGTTTCAGGAGTTAACTCAACACCTTGCTTAGTGCGAGCAATGGTCTTGGTAAGAGTAGGGCAGACTTTTTCAACTTCTTGGGCAATTAAACCAAGTTGACGAGTAGCACGTATCTCGTCGTTTACAGGAGCATCTTCGTTCCAATCAAAGTTTTTGAGCAGCTCGCCAAGAGCTTTTACATCAGCTAATTGTGAGTTAGCAGCTGCAATGTTTTTCTTGAATCTTTCGTCGGAAGTACCAACAGTTGTGCCGTTGATCGTTCCTGCAAACGTGGCGCTGCCGTCATTATTTAAGGTCAGTGAAGTATAACTAGGAGCACCATCACTAGCGCTAACCCTGAACTCAAGACTGCCTACAGTGGAACCATCAGAACCATAAGCTCTAATTTGTGAAACGTTGGCACTTTCTTGGCTGATTTTTAATGAACTTGCAGTGTTGACAGTATTTTGACCTGTTGTTGAAATAACACCAGCAAAATTGGCACTCCCATTGGCAAAGATACTTACGTTAGTAACACTACTGCTGCCATCTTTTCTGCCGCCTATAAAAACCGGGCTTGTACTTGCGTTTACACCAGAATCCCTGAAAGCTTGGACTGCGCCACTCCCCAGAAAAACAGCAGCTGCTGTAGTTGATGAAAAGCTACCAATTTCAACAGCACCAGAAGTAGTAACATTGCCCCCAAAAGTAGCGGCGCCAGCAAACGTAGAATTGCCAGAAGATTGTGTTATATTACCCCCAAAAGTAGCGGCGCCATTAACCTCTAGCTTTGCTGAAGGACTTGACACTCCAATCCCAACGTTTCCAGAGCTGTTAATGCGCATCGCTTCGACAGGGCCAGCTCCTTGTTCAGTTGAAAACAACAATTCTGAATTGTTAGTTGACGAACCTAAACTTTGAATCGTGCAATCAGTAAAAGCAGTTCCAGTACGATTCCTAAAGTAAATAGTACTTCCTGTATTGTTACCTGTTCCCAGGTTTTCTAGAAATAGTAAATCTGGTGAGTTCGTTGAATCAGTAGCACTAATATGAAGCTTTGCTGAAGTACTCGCAGCTCCAATCCCAACATTTCCCGAGCTGTCGATTGTTAGCCTGTTTGTTCCACCTGTTGAGAAACCAAGTTGATTAGTTGCAACTTGGTACATCCCCGTGTCTGGGTCTGCGTCAAATGCAAATGCCGGGGCACTTGCGCTTCCGCTGCCCGCATTTTCAAGCAGATCTGCAATTGTTACTTTCTTGGTGGTATTTGCGGTGACGTCAACAATCGGCAATACGTCAGTACTGGCTGGGTCAGTGGTTACCGTAAGTTCCGTGATCTTAACGTTAGCCACAGGTCAACCTCTGTCGTAAAGAGCAGTATTTACCAAGTTTAGCTCATGCTTCTAACGCAGCAACGCGAGCGGTAAGCGCCTCCACCTGGGTTGACAGCTCTTTTACTGCATTGACCAGTACTGGAATCATCTCGGTGTAGCGCATTGCAAGCATTGTTGGAGCGTCACCTGCTTCGCCCTCAATCGGGTCGTTTGTGTCGTAAACACTTTCAGGCAGTATGGGTTGCACGTCTTGAGCACTAAACCCGAGACGTTCTCCTGAAGCATTGTTGTAGGTAAAACGTATGGGGTTTAACTCTTTAATTTTTGACAATCCTGGAACAGGGGTGTCCAATAATGTTTTAAGGCGTATGTCAGAAGTCTGATCACCAACAACTGATCCTTGTGTGCCGCCAATGTTATTATCTAAATTTGTAATCCTTAATTTATCGTCTGTTCCAGCAAAAATATTTTGCTTCTGTGTATTCCCTTCAGCCAGTCGAATAAATCCGGTTGGAACGGTTGACCCGGCTGAGTAAGTACCAACCTGGCGAATACCTAGCAGTGCGAACCCTTTGTCTGCGTCTGACCTCTCTACCTGTATTGTTAATTCGGCGTTTGTCGCAAGAGACGTTGTTGTTTTTAAAGTGCTTGGGATCTGGTCAGCATTGATCGTTCCAGCAAGATTGCTAGCGTTCAGGCTTGTAAGGCCAGCACCGCCTCCGCTAAATTCTGTGGCGGTACACGTACCACTAAAACTGCCTCCGCTGTTTACGCTAAATTCGCCATCATCAATTATTCTCCTGCCAAAAATATACGCATCGTTAGTGTCGCTCTCTAATTGCATCGGGTAGGGCTGGTCATCGTCCCAATTGCCAGAACTGCCGTCTGAATCGCGTAAAATATAGAACTTGTTTGAGGCTACATGAATATAGAAATCATGCCCACCGCTGGTGGTGTTTTCAAATAATATTTGCGGGCTAACTCCGCTAATAACGATTTCTGAGTTTTGAGTATCGTTAAACGTTCCATTAATTTTTAACCCTCTGCTCATCGTTACACGACTTTTTTTAAAGTCAAAATTGTACTCAGTAGCAGCGGTGGTGGTATTATTAGGAAGAATAGCAAAAGCATAATTATTATTGGGGGTGTCGTGCTGACGCAGGCTAAAATTGCCATCACTTTGGACAAGAATAAAAGGCGAAAAATTAGTTTCACTAAATTGAACGAAAGGAGCGCCGCTCGCAATGACAATATCTGGGAAACTTCCGTTTAAATTCAAGTGCTGTCTAAGCGTTATCCATGCATTGTTGGAGCTATTTCGTATTTTTAATATATGGTTAGAGGTGTCCTGTGTGTCTACCCAGTACATATAAGCAAACGTAGAGCTAGGCGCGGTTGAGTTGCTGTTGTTGCTGACGATTGCTTGCAGTGCATTGTTGATGTCATCCCTGACGTCTGAACCCGAAGCGTTGTCAATTACATAATCATGAAAAGCCATGAGCTATCGGGAGTAACGGGAACATTGTTCTCTCATCCTAAACCCCTCTGCCGTAGCCAACAGCTATGTAGGTGAAATTTTTGTCTACAGGAGTTCCGTTTGAATCTTTGATTTCCACAGTGAAATTAGTCCCAGTGACGCTGTTGACGTTAACAGTATCACCGCTAGCACTATTGTGAACAGTTATGGCGACGCTAGGTTCATAAGCACTTCCGCCACTAAAACCAGTAAAGAACGGTTTTTCAAACGTTACGGTCTTGGCACTAGTCCCAGACGCAATTGTTCCATTGCTGTTGTCTTGTCTCCGCTGGAACGTTGCTTTATAGCCAAGTTGATCAATCTCAATATTTTGAGCAACGTCTTCACTGGTCAACTCTGCTTTGAATTGGAACGATCTACCTCTAAACGTTCCAGAGGCAAACGGTCGCCAAGGGTCTGAGTTGGATGGAGTCGCGTTAGTTGAGGACCGAACATATAACTGAGCGTTTACAGCGTCTGCGATTACCCCATCAAAATCTTCCCATGTATTGATAAGCTCCGTCCGTTGGTTAAATAAGCCTCCATCTGGATAGAAACCTCGCGTTACAAAATGTTTTTCTAGGTCCAGTGAGAACGTGCCACCCAAGTCAAGAGTGTTTGGGAATATGTATTCTGCACTTGTTAATACGTTGCCATTACTTGAGCTAATAATTAGGCCGTCAAGACCGCTGTCAAACTCACAGTTTGTTTTTGTACCATTAAATTTAGGGCTTGTCGTGTCTTCTCGATGTGCTTCAACAAGCAGCCTGCCTAAAGTATCAGGCAGATCGACAATAACGCGTGCTGCATTCCTGCTTTTTTTGCCCCCTTCATCTTCAAACTTAACCAGTATTTCTCCTTCAACTAAAGACACTGTCGCTTCCGTTGAGTTACCAGGAACGGCCTTAACTAAATCTGTAGAGTTTGACCATGTAGCTGTTCCGTCTGTTCTATTACTGTGTCGAATATGCACCTTGCCGTTTACCTTTACGTCTAGATCAACGGTTTCGTCCCAGCGCAAACGTGCCGAGTTTGCCGAGATTGGTTCAATCGAAAGATTTTGAACATCGCCTGGCCTGGTATTTTTGCCGCTTATGTTAAAAGTTCCTTCTAATTTTTTACTCTGTTTGCCTAGATAATTTATTGCCCTGACTTTAACGGTTATTTCTCCTTCTTGTAGATTGTGTTTAGTAAAACTCTGCTCGCTGGTAACAAATTTAGTTCCGTTCTCGCCTGGTCCGCTAAATTTTACTGAAAACTCGGAAAGGTTTGCTCGATTGTGTTGCCAACTAATATCACAAGCTGTGTGAATAGTCTGTCCTTCTTGATATATATATTGATTAAAAGTTAAATCAGTAGGTGCTGTTGGCTTTGCCTCTAGCAATGTTATGTCTCGGTGCTCAATTGGCTCGTCTTCTTCAACAGCATTATAAATACTTTCGTTGTATGCAAGGGCGCTTACGCCATAAATTCCATCGCCTTGTTCAACGACTGACAATACACGAAACTTTTGTACTTGTACGTCACTGGTTTCAATCATATAAACTGTATTAGCCTTTGGCTCTTCACTAAAATTAGAAGAAACAGTAATGACAGTTGTCAGTGTGGGAGATATTAACGGGTCTCCTGCTTGTGTCATTAAATTTTTAAATGTATCATTTTCGTCTATTGACGTTTCCAAAGAGCTGTCAGATGTAGCAATGCGGTTTATCTGTCTTGTTTCTACCAAGCCGGTTGGCATTAATACAGATATTTTTGCACCTGTCTCAGGTAAGTCATTATTGATTAAAAAGTTTTCTATGCTATCAATTGTTATTGCTGATGTTGTTGCTGAAGCGACACGACCGCTTCGACGTGTTCCAGCTCTTAAAGGATCAGCAACATCAATAACCATGCCAGGCCGCAGGATTATTCCGCTGTCTATTGAAATGGCAAACTGGCACGTTTCTGTTAAATTCTGCTCTGACAGCAATGCCCAGCGGCCAAGCCTTTGAGCTTGTTTTTGGCTGTAACAACCAATCGATTTAATGTCTTTTTTAATAATGCCATATTTTTCTATTGCATCCTGATCTTCAACGTACTCGTACTGCACCTCCCCTTGCATGTCATAAGACTGCCAAGCCACGCAAGCGACAGTATGTCGAGCCTTGTGAGACGTTCCAGAGTAAGTAAACAACCCTTCAACTACGTTTGCCTGTCCAATCAAGTATTGGGCGTCTGCAGGCTTGTCTTGCAGAAGGACTAGGCTCCCTGCACCGTAATAAGCAATCCCTCTAAATACAGCCGTTAATTCACTAATAACGTTGTAAATTTCTTTTCTACTGTTGATTAAAAGGTTTAGGCTGAATCTCGGATCGTCTGAATTTTCTATCTTTGCGTTGCAGTATTTACTTATTTCAAAGAAGTCAAACTTATCTAGCGATGACTCTGGAATGCCTGCCCCATAGCGAGTATTGGTAAGCAGGTCATATAAACACCAAGCAGGACATGCCGTCCATTTTGGGTCTGTCTGAAATGTTCCGTTCCAAACACCGTTCTTAGGGTAATTTATCCTCCCTGTTGCGCTAGCTACTTTTACTTCTTCTGCGTTAGAAACAATAATGCTTGGAATTTTTACTTTGATGCCTTTGATCTCATACTTGCGCTGTGGGATGCTGTTAAATGATTTTGCGTTAAGGCGCAAAGCAACTAGCGCAGAGTGCGGATAGCGCATTTTTTCGTTTATTATTTCTACGTATTGGCTGAAAATAAATTCAGTAAATCGTTCTCTAGGTGTTTTTGTTAAATCATCATTACCCGTTACTTTTGTTACAGTTAATTCAACTGCGTCATACGTATCAGTGATGGTGTCAATATCAATTAGGTGATCCCTCTGGAAAGAAGACTGTGTTTTGCCTTTGATGTCGTACTCGAAAGTTTTTGAATTACCAACTGTAACGTTATTATTTTTGTAAGTGCGTGTTATACTATAAGTAACTTTACGGTCTTTAAACTCGCCGTTTTCAAGTTTATATAAAGCAGGAAAAGTAAGCGTAATTCGTACTTGATCGACGTTTAAATTGATTATAGTTTGCGTTACTGGGGCACCATTATTAACTGTTGTATTAACGTTTGTTGGGCTTGCTGGTTCAGCAAAATCTTTAATAGGCTCTTGGTTGTGCGTCCCAGTCGTTTTTTCTATCTGCAGGTCTTCTTCTCCTCCTTCTTCATCGTCGCCAAAATTAGGATTGTCATCCTCATCAAACAATGGCGTTCCATCGATGAAGATGCTTTTGTTGCCGTCAACAAGACCTTCGATCTCACCTTCGCTGATAAGATCGACGATTCTTACGTGCTGGACTGATTCAAGCTCTTTAAAGTTACTCATTTTCTCTTGCGTAATCTACGTCAAAGTTAGCCGATAACACCGCCGATCCAGCAAACACGCGTCCATACGCAATTGGGACCGGTAGCCCCTGCCTAGCTGTATTGGCAATGTTTGAAAAGTAGAATGACGGGTTGTCGTCTAGCAACTCTTGAGGCTTGGGCTGAGGCGATAAAACCTCGGCTACGCCGCTTAAAACCAAACCAATGCCAATATTGCCTGCGGCTGCTGCAAAGTATGCAGCAGTTGAAATTGTTGCTCCGGTTGCGGCAGCGGCTGAGGCTGAAAACCCAGCTGCGGTAAATCCAGCAGTAGTGGGCACCGCAATAGCAAGAGTAATCAACGCAGCACCAAGCAGGATTCGGCCTAAGCCTCCCCCCGCTCCAGCGATAACGGGTGTAATACTAAAAACCTCTCTGTCGCTATAAGGCAATAACAATGGAGACACATCTTCCTCTGTAACTTCTATGTTGCCGACAGAAACTTTGTAGCCAACACCATCTTTCTCGCTGTCAATCATCCATTTCGCTAGATCTGGAAAATTAGCACATAACCCTCTTAGTGCCTGCGCTGGTGTCGTTACGTCAAACTCAAAACGGCATTGGCCTAGGCGTTTTTGTAACGCTCCATAGACCTTAACGACTTTCATGCCTTAAGGCGCAGTGCGTACTCCTGCCATAATAACTCGTTCCACCGCAGTACACATCCGTGCTGGACAACCTGCCTTGCATATGGTGCAGCACTTTTTGGTCACCCAGGTAAATCGCTGCATGGTTTGGGACCGGGGAAGCAATTGACATCAGCAGAAGATCGCCACGTCTTACGTGCTCGACTGGTATTTCAGTAAAGCCTTGGCTTGCAAAATTGTCTAGATAAAGGTTTTGGCCTTTGTCCCACCACCCATCCCGACGTTCAAAATCGTCAAGAACAACTCCAAGCTCCCGTGCATACCAGTCACGTACCAGGGTGTAGCAGTCCACAACGCCGTGAACAAACTCTCTTCCGACGTAAGACAGCTTGTAGCCAGATGGCTCGCAATAGCCCCAATTCTTAGTTTGCGGGTTAACGATGACCCATGGAACGTCTGATGCTTCACATGCAACACGGTCTGCTTCTGAAGGTGTTGGCGGTGTTTTTGGGTGGCTATGGACCACCGCAATGATTTCGCCTTTGTCTTCTACTTCAGCCCAACCGTCTAAAACGAAGTGTTCATGTGGGGTTTCAGCAATGTTGTTGCGCGGAAAATAACGCTGCCTTCCTTTGACTACTGCGATTAAACCGCAGATTTCTTTGTCTAAGTCAGACTGCGCGTGATCTAAAATTTCTTCACGCAACGGCCAGTTAATATCAATCATTTAAATAGACCCGCTCCAGGGAACCCGCCAAAAGGCAACGAGTCTGAAAAACGCAGGCGACAGCTCTCTAAACGTTTACCGCATACATCTTCTGACTTTTTGGCGACAGTGTTACCGTCAGCATCAAAATAATTATCTCCGTTGTAACCACAAGTTCCTGACTCCCTGTATTTCCACTGGCAGATGTTGGCAATAATTTGGCGTTTGGGTAACTTCTGGCCTGCTACGTCAAATTTGCTGGCTAGCTCAAAAGTGACGCTATCTCGGTTTTCATTTGCTTTGCGATCAATAAACCAAACTTCATCAGGAAATTTAGCGTAAGGGTCTTTAGTTGTTTCATCATCTAAAAAACGCTTTAATGTTCTAATTCGTCGAACCTCTGACAAGCCTAAGTCGTTGCCAGGCGTTATTCCGTTTGCGTCCAACAATAATGCTGTCATGACGTTATCTAAGTTGGTAATTGTCAACGTGGGGCGGGGCAGTGTTCCGGTGTTGCGATATTCAAATCCATCGGCAACAACAGGCAACCTTGTGTATGTATTGCTGTTCCATACGATATTGCCACTTATGTCTGCGTTAGAGCCAGCATGAAAACGAATTGGCGTGGGGTTCTCATCACTTGTATTAAGAGTGCTTACTAGCCGCAACTCAAATAATTCAATAATCGCGCTAGGAGCAAGCTGAGATAAAGACTCATAAGCAGACTGAATTGCCTGCCATGTACATGTATTATCTACGACCGTATTACCTAAGCGTTGCGGCCATTGCGGTTCGGTTGTTGAATCTGACGTTCCAGCTGTGGTGCATCGGAAAAATAAGCCCGAACCTAGTTCAAAATACGCTGATGTAGCAGAAGGGCGAACAATGTCCCCGACAGAAAATGCTGTACTAGCCGCCCATGCTGAAACTGGCATTACGGTTCAAATACTTGACGGAACGTTGCTTGAATCGTAGCTCTGTTTAGGTAAGGGATGCTTTTACTCCATTGTTCGCATACAAATTTTGCACTAGCGGTCTCGCCTGGAGGCGTAAACGTAAAACTAGCATTATCTGTAGCCCTTAAATCTAAAAACGTTTCAATCGTATCTGCTTCTGTTTCTGATACTTCAAACGTTAGATTGTAAATTTTAGGGTTTTGATTTAGGCCGTAGGTTAGACGTTGCTCGTAGCCATCGCCAAACTGCACTTTGCGGACAGCTGGCGCACTGCTCTTTTGCGTGCCGTACGTTGGCAATATTGAAGGAAAATTAGCCATCAGACAGCCAGCAAGCCTCCAGGTCGTTTTTGCTTGATCAGTTCTTGTTGTACTGCAACACCAATAGCCTTGCCAAGTTGCGAAGCTTGTTCAGCGTTGCCTTCAACAGACGAACCAGAGGCATCTACGTTTACCGTCACGTTAGCGCTGCCCATAGCATTGTTTGGAACGATATTACCTTGCGCTCCAGGGACAAACAACTCAGGGCCACGCTCGCCGACTAAATAAGGTCGTCCTGTTCCAACAGGGCCTCCATTAGCACGTGGGGTAAAACCGCTTACGTCGGTGTTTGCTCCGATGCCTGAATAGCTTTGAATTTGATTCAAGCTATTCGTGTTAATTGCTTTGCCACCAGATCCCGGCACGCCAGCAAACATACGAGCAACACCAATCGCGATATACTGCGCAATCATCTGCTTAGCTGCATCCATCAACATCGACGCAATGCTGCGAAGAAAGTCTGCAAACGCCTCCTCTGCAGTCTTTGTGCCCTCAACAACTGCAAGCAGGCTGTCAAACAGCGAGTCCGTTACTGGAACGGTAACGGCCATTGCGTCTGTAAATCGCGCCTGTGCTATCGCAGCAGCATCGATCGAAGGCTGAAGCCTTTCGTAGGAGTCTCTTACTGCTTCAAGATCTTCTAATTTAAACTGCTGAGCCAGAATTACATCTTCATCAACTCTTTCATCTCTAAGTCTTTGAATGCGCTGCTGCAGCTTCCCAATGTGCTCGTTATAGGCTTCAAGCTGTGCAGCTGAACGACCAATAGTTTGCTCTTTAAAGTCTTCGCTTCGGCCGAAGAATCCAAATCCTGTGCCAGAAAGAGCAGCTGTTCTTTCAAAGTCCATGCTGCGAATTTGCAGCTTGGCGTTGCGCTCTGACTGAAGCCTCAACAACTCACGGTTGTCCTCGATTTCTTGCTTTCGATTCTGACGCAGAACCTCCGCCTGACGATTCCGCTCCAACTGCAATTCCGTTGCTCGTTTTTCGAGTTTGAGTGCAAGGTCAAATTTTTCGTTGATTTCATCACGAACTTCGCCTTCAATCTTCCCGACAAGAGCCTGCTCGCGCTGCAGATCAAGAGTATTAAGACGTAGTTTTGACTCCAGCTGAAGCTCTGTTTGCCGACGCTCAAAAGATTGCTCTTCAGAACTTGACATGTCGAGCATTGCAAGCTGCGCTCCACCTAGCTGTTGGAGCAAAGAAATAGTTGCTTGCTGGAGAGAAGAAACTTCTGCGTTGATTGCTCGCTCAACCGTGAGGACATTGTTGGCATTATTAAGACTCGCTCTGTCTAAAATGCCTTCTTTTTCTTTGAGATCATTTCGCAGTTCTAAAATTAAATTAGTGTCTTTATTGACGCGACCGTTTTCTTCATTTAGCGCTTTTCGAACATTATTAACATCGTTTTGTGCTTTTTCGATGGCAAGAATGCCTTCTGCTCGCGCAAAATCATCGCGACGAGCTGTCAAGCGGGTGCGCACCAAGTCAGTTTCTTTTTCTTGAATGCTTGCCTGCTGTTCTAAAACGTCACGGAGAATTTTGTTTAAAGTTACACTTTTACTGGTCTCTCCGTTGATCTCTCTGGTGTATTGAGCAATAACAGCATAAAGACCTTCTCGTTGAGCAAGAAGAGTGTTTAATTCCTGCTCTTCACCTATGGACAAGAGATCCTGCCCCTGCAACTGTTCAATTCTTGGCGCTAATACAGCTACGTCGCGTTCAAAGCGACTACGAGATTTTTCTGCAGTGCTTTGACCTCCGCCAGTTCCAGTAAATCTTTTAATTATCTCCAAAAACCCACGAAGAGGCCCTGAAATAAAATCCTGAAGTTGAACCCCAAGCTCTGCCATAACTTGGTCAAATTCCCTAGAAGTTCGACCAAGCTCTTGAAACCTTTTTAACGCGCCAGCTCCATACGCATCTTCAAACGCATTGCGAGCGGCTGTTGCGACTTCAGAGCCTCGTCCCTGAGAAACGAGAAACTCTGCCGTGCCTGCAAAGCCAGGCTGCGTTGATGTTCCTAGCTTTGGAATAAGTTGATTTACATTTTTAGTAAGTTTGTTAAAAACTTTTCCGGTGTTAAAAGCAGCTTGTCCAAGCTTGTCGAGCTGCTGACCAAGCGCACCACCCAAAACGCTGCCGCCAAACCCTCCAAAAGCCCCTAACGTTCCGCCAATAACTGCTCCTGGACCTCCGCCAAACAACAGCGGGAAACCAGCGCCTGCAGCAAAATTAGTAGCAATTCTGCCTGTTCTTCGTTTTTTTGCTCTCTCATCTATTTTTCTCTGCCTTTCAAGTTTTTTGTTTTCCCTATCTATTGCATCTGAGTTTTTCTTGCGAGCCCTAGCCTCTTCTTCTTTGAGTTTTTTCTTGGTGCGTAAAGTTCTAAGCAGATTTTCTCTTCTTTCTAGCTGAGCCTCGCGGTCTTCAAGGCTCATCAAGCCCTTTTGAGCACGTCGTGCATTTTCTGTTGCACGCGCAATGTCGTTTAGTTCTTTTTCGGCTTTTTGTATGACTGCGGTAAATTCATTAAAGACACCTGTACCTTTTTTAGTATTTGCAGCTAGTTCAGAAAACGCACTAATTGTGTCGCGTATTGCTACTTCTGTTTTACCTACACTTTTTGTCCCTTTATTTATATCCTTTGCCAGTTGAATTACTTTTTTTCTTGCGTCCCCAAGCCTCTCTAGTCGCGCCGCTCCACCAATGTTTGCAAGGTTTAACGGCTTATCATTTATACGCCTGACAATATCTTCAAGCGCTTTTGCGCCACGAATTGCTCTATCAACAGCGCTTTGACCGTTAAGCCGTAGGTCTAGGTTGATCCCAAAATTAGCCACGGCTAGACGGCGACCTCACTCAATCCTACCGCCTAGACATTGTTTGCGCCCTATTGGCAGTTTTGGCATTCTGGATCGCTTTCTCTTCCTGCTCGTTCTTTAACTCGAAGAACGCAGCCCAACCGATCAGCTCTTCTTGTGTCAACGTCTGTGAGAGCTGAGCAACCGTCATGCCCAGCTCCTTCGCTAACGCATAAAGAAAAAACCAATCGCCATTAGCTTTTGAAGTCTGCCTTCGCTTCCTCCACCTTGTTTTCCGTTCCAGAAGACAGCATTGCTAACTGAATGTCCTGGAGCACTGCAGCCTCAACAGAGTTCTTCAGCACAGCCTTTTCGCCATCCTGAAAAAGACGCTTGCCATCAGCATCCAACGCCTTGCGAATCATCATGCCGAGCGCAAAATCGCTAGCTTCATCGGAATCAGCAGTCTTTTGGATTGACTCGCGCTCAGCGATGGTCAAGGGGTGCCAGTAAATTTCCAGCACCACTTCGCCGTCCTGCTCAACCGCGTGCTTATACAGCTGACTGACACCAAACTTGTTACGAAGAAGCTCTACAGCTCGCATTGAGTAGTTACTCGCTTTAAATACAATACTACGTTGTCGCCGTAAATTGGCAAGAAATTATGCCGACAAAGTGCGATCTGTCTTCGATGTTTAAAGGCGTAGGACCGACAATATCGAGCACACGCGGTATGACTCCGGTCATTCCTCCGAGGTTGTCGCCTGCTTGCGTAAGAAGTTCCTTGCCGTCTTGCGTGTTAAAACGCCTAAAAAACAAACTGGCGTGACCCGGCTCGTTTACAGAAGTCAGCCCATCAATGACTGATTGGCTAATTGCAAAAAGTTCTGCCGTGCCAGTGGATTTAGGTACATACACGTTGCACTGGATCGTTCCAGCGTAATAAGCCTGGGCGGCTCCTTGGTTTTGCAGTGTTGACTGCCCAAAGTTAACCGTCATTAAAATGTATTTCTTCGTTTTGCCGGGCGTTGTAAACGCCATGTTGTCGTAGACCATAAGCACCGTGTTATCCGCTGCTGCGACAGCATCCGTTACAGCCTTTTCAAAAGCAGCGCGGGCGTTTACGAGAGTCATGCTTACAGCTCGCTATAGCCAGTGTAAATCTTGCCAGCTTGCGTGCCAAACGTTCCAATGCCCTGCCTACCGCCAACAGAGATCTTGGGCGTGCGCTCTTTGAATGCTTCTTTAACCAGCTTTTTCATCTCCGGTCCCTGCACAAACTGCTGAACCTTGCCGCTTTCTAACGCATAAATCGAATACTCAGCAGTGTTGCCGATGTAGACGCGACGTTTGTAGCTGTAAGCCTTATCCGGCGGATAGAACCTTGGATCAATTTTGTACTCCTTGCTAGTGGGATCTTGACGCTTTCGCTTCCTGATTCCTGACCACGGCTCTTCAACCTTGTCTTCAGCAACGATTGGAGACGTGTGGGCCTTCCAGCTCGAAGCAAAAAATCCGGTGTAAACCGGACTTCGTTTCTTCGTCGCCAAACGACGCATAATCGTAGCAATTAGCCTGTTAAAGCTTTCCTGAAGATAGGCTTCGGTTGCATCTTTAATT